CTCGTTTTGCCAATGCTCTATTACTCCATACTCTATTTCATTTCCATCGACGCCTTTAATTGCTTTTCTTGGCGTATCGAATACAGGTATCCCATAAGTGTCAATGAATCCTTCGTACGACCATTCCATAGGTATGAACAAACTATATAATCCTGAGCTAGTCTGTCCATTGCGGTTTCTTTTCGTAACGTCCGAAGCATAATATAATTTTTTAAAATTGTCTCCTCCTTTATCCAAAGCGTTTGATGTTGAACCCATCATACACTTTCCAATAATTCTGCTACCTAATCTTAAACAGGTTTTAGTAACCCTCCAGTTATTTAATATATTATCAGGTCTTAACCATTTACCACTTTCATCATGAACTAGTAATTTAAGTTTTTCACCGTCATAGGAGTTATCTCCTGTATTCTTCCAATCTATTGTTGTATCAAGACCTTCGAGTTCTTCTGGATTTTCTTGACTATCTAATTTTCTTCTTGTAAACTTTGAAGCAGGTACTCTATAAGCAAGTTCTGTTTTTGGTCTATCCATACCATCTTGTATGGGTTTAAAGAAAAAAGGATAGTTAAGAGAGATTGGGACAACTTTATCGGTAAACATTGTTTTAGCGTCTGCTCCAGCTTTTGATAAGATTCCAAATCGAGCATCACTTGATATAGTAGCTTGATTAACTAATTCAGCGGATGACATAAAAGAAAACCCGGAACGTCTATTCTTTAAATAACACATTCCATAACATCTTGGATCTGCTTTGCAAGCCTCCCAAAATATAAAAAACAATCTATTTGATTCTCTAAAATCAGGCGCTCCAACATCTATCTTGCTCCATTGCAAGTACATATAGTGCGTACCTGTTATATATGTGGAAACTCCATTATTATAAAACGAGAAACCTTCTTCTCTACGTTTAAATTCGTGATCAACATAATCATACCATCTTTCCTTAAAAGTGTCTGGATATTTATTCCAATCAAATACACTCTTTATTTTTTCAAGTTCTTTTGGTATTTTTAATTGTTCCCAATACTGTTCTTCTTTCTTTGGAGCTCTTTTAAATGATTCGTCAATTAATGGTAAAGCAATCTTTAAATTCTGTATCTCGTATATTTCTCCAATCTTACCTGTTTTGCTTATAATAATTAGATCATGCTCTTTATTATAACCGTATTTCCATCTATTATATCGGTTTTGTTGTTTAATCACCGATTGTTTTACGTAGTCAGGTAATACTTTATAAAGTGTTTGCTCGTACATTATTTAGATCTCCCTTCTGCAAAACCTTTAAAAGTTTTTATTGTAGGATCTTTATCTTCTTCTTCTAGCATACGGGTTTCATCCTGTATTCTACTTAGAATTTCAAAAGCATCAAATATGGCTAACTTTTTTGTTGCCGCAGCATTCTTTAATTTATCAGCGGATAAATCATCATCCCCATTATTTAAGATAGCTTCCTCTGCAACTTTAATTAATTCAAGAACTGCTTTGTGCCCAGCTTGGATTATATTCTGTTTCGTTTCCTTTATGTCCATATTTAATTACAATATCATTAGATTTCATACAATAAAGTCTTTGCCCATCAATAACAAAGTCAAATTCTCCATAAGGAGTATATCCAACAAGGTCTCCCTCGTTTATTTTAAGCGCTTCTAAGAGGCTATTTCCGTATTTTAGTATACCAATAAGCTTTTGCTCTTTATCTACGTTTAGATAATCTTTATTTTTAATTGGTTTAACAAAACATCTGTCTCCAAATGCTTTCCATTTGCCTGTATTCTTATATAAGTATATTTGATCCAGATCACAAAAATATAAATCATCCATAAAATATGATCTGCTATTTTTTTTATTTCCTCTTATATCATAAAATACCCTAAAAACATTATGATGAATTACAACTATATCTCCGACTTTAATATCAGTTGAATAAGCTAAAGGTACTGCAACAACTTCTGCTACATTATTTACGGATTTAAAACTTTCAATCTTAGTGTTAACTATTAATTCCTTATCCGCAACCTTAACTTTATTGTTGTATCTTTCACCTACTGGTTTTACAATAAAACTAAATATACTTCTCATTAATATTCTAAATCGTATTCAACAGAAATAGCCATATTAGAATTAAATTTCTTCCACGGCATAACTTCGTCTTCTTTTTTAATATATATATTATACGATGTATCATTATCGTCAAATATAATATTACATATTGCATGCCCCCCATAAACATTTTGGCCTACAGAGTAATGCATTGCCTCATTTTTATAGTCTGTACCTATACTTATTTTTCTAATAACAGAACTCATTATTCAACTTTTTCTAATTTAACCTCTTCAGGTTTATCTATATAAGTATACGAACCATCTTCAATATTAATATTAATATCTCCGTATTCTGCTTGCAATTCTGATTTGAATTCTTCTACTCTTTTATTCACCTCTGCGATTTGGTGTAAGAATCCATGTTTTTGTGATTCAAGTAACCCTATATTAGATAATAGTGCACTCATATCTTTTTGTTGATTAACAATAGTTTCTAATTGTTTCTCTGTAATTTTGTTTGTGTTTTCCATTTGATTTAATTGTTTGTTTATTTTAATTATCTATAAAGCAGCACGGACTCAGGCTCTACTACATCGATGGTATCTATTCTTACAACCACAATTGGTAAAAAAGTTCCTTGTGGTATTCCATTTATAGCAATTGTATCATCCGGGTCATTACCAACCGGCAATACAGTGAGCGTGCATACTTCCCCTCCTGTAGTTTTTCCTACATATATTGCGGATGGAGGAAATGGGGTTTCCAACCCTACAGTCGCTAAACTCGTTACTATTGTTCCAAAATCTGGTTGATTACCATATTGTCCCATAATTTATTTTTTAAATATTTTATTATATATTGTTGATTTCTTCATAGGTATTTCTAATACAGTATCACCTGGAAAACTGTAATCTTTACCTGGATTCATTACTTTTGAATTACCTTTATTATCTATACCTAAAACGGGAAACTCCACATTTTTCATAGTGATTTCCCCGCTAGGTATTACATTATAAGGTCTATCTTTATCAGGACTATTTTTTTTATAACCTTTTACAGATAGATTTTTCATTTTAGCTATTTCTCTTAGCTTTATTAAGTTTTACCAAAGAAGAAACTTGTCCAGAACTTAAATTTTCAGGTTTAGTTCCACCGCTTGTAGCGTTGTATAATTCAGCGCTTCTGTTTCTTCTGCTCATAGTAGAGGTACTATCGCTAACAAATTTTTTACGTAAGTTTTCAACTTCTCTACCCTGTCCATAAGATGATGCAGTAGCCATAGTTTTATTATCACCCCCCATAATACTAGCTCCTTTTGTTGCTTTGTTTGTAACAAAACTTTTTTCGTAAGGTTTAGCTGTAGCAAATCCGGTTGTTTTATTAATATTCAAACCTGTATCGGTCTTACCTTCTTCTCTTTTCTTTTTTAAAGTTTTTACACCTTTTGTGTATCTTTCGGTAAGTTCAATGCCATTGTCTTGTCTTAATGGACTAGGTAATCCATTTCCTGTTTTTGAACTATTACCTCTGCCTGGGTTTTGTTTATATGCCATTTTCTTTATTTTTTATTTATTAGTCTTTTATAAATTACTTTTCCGGGAGCGTCACTAACATAATCAGCAACCATTGTATCTTGATCTACAACTATGAATTTACCTAAAGCTTCCCAGTCATTAGGCTCGTGCAATGTATTTAAATAGAAATTATTTTTATCAAATTGATAACCTAATATTTTAAAGTAATTCCCAGTTAAATAAGAGAATGATACAACATTAAGTTCATTCTTGTTTACAATAGAAAAATCTATTTGGTCGGTATCGGAAGCCCAGGTTCCAACCAGAAAATCTTTAGTAAGTTTTTGAGCTTGAACATAAGAATTAAAAACTAAAAATACGATAATACAGATTACTTTTTTCATAATATATTAAATTAAAGTTATATATTATTATTATTACGCGTATTTATTGCTTTTTATAAGCTTCCTTTTCCCAAGGCAGATTTTTAGCCCCTTCTTTCATTTTAGAACGTGGATACTTTTTACCTTTCCAAATAACGTGAGAATCATTGTAATCCAAATCTCCACGTTTCATTTGATCTATATGTACTTTCTCGTGTGATATAGTTTTATTCTTTTTTAATTCTAAAGGAGATATATTTTTATTCACTAATATAGTTCCATTAGATTGCGCCATACCTAAAATATTGCCGTCCATATCGGTACTATATACAGGAGTATTATCCACATTATATGGAAACCCTTTCATTTTAAAAGACATATAAATAATGAATATTATTAAATTCCCTATAAAAGTATATCTATAGGGAATTTAAATTAATATTATGCTGCTGGGGCTATAGGAACAATAACAGGCAAATTAGCAATAGTAACCCCTGTTGGAATTGCTACAGGAGACAATAATGGTCCTTGAGCAAAAATAGCAGCATTTACAGCGGCAACAGTACTAGATGCGCCAGCAGCACTTGTTGTAAATGTGTAACTTATAGGCCCCGTATAAATAGCGAAAGTAGTTGCAGTAAGATAAGATACTGCTGTAATATCCGCTACATTAAAAAGAATTGGTTGCGCGCCACTAACTGTAGTAGCAATTGAGATAAATTTGAACATTGTTTTTAGTTTTAAGTTTTAGTTTTAGTTTATATTTGGTAATCTTAATATTTGCCTTTAGCTCGTTGTGTAATTGCTCTTGGATCACAAACTGGCTTAACATTATTGAATACAATGCCATTTTTGCCTGAACTAGAGCCTTTGCCTTTTGGGAATGAGGTGGTGTCAAATGGGCCAGCCCATACTGCATTTGCTCCAACCCCAGATAATTTAGCCTCTCTATCGAGAACTGTCATTGGATGTTTTTTTGCGTTTAAATTCATAGTTATTGGTTATTTATATCGTAAGGTGGAACAATAGATGTTTCAACTCCTGTAGGAGGCGGAATAGGCGACGCTGCAGGATTAGTTGCTAATGTGCTTGTTGGATCGTAAGGATTACTAACGTCTCTTGTGAATGTATTTGGAACTTGCGTTCCAAACATACCTTGTATATTATTAGTGTTAGTAAAACCTTTTGGATTTATAGGTGTCTGATTAAGTGGATTCATTATTTCTTGTTTTATCTTTATTTGCGTTTTCTATAGCGGTTATCATAAGGTTGTCCATATATGTTTTACCACTCATTATAGTATTTCTATGACTTGTTGGTATGTCTTCTTTACCAAGCATTATACGGTACATCCTACTTATTAGTTGTTTACACTTAAATGAAACTTTATATATATTGTATTTTTGGGTTGTATGGTTTCTATTTCTCCAAACCACTATCCACCCTTCTTTTAATAAATTGTTCCAGCGTTTATTGTCCCAACTGTAAGCATAAGTACCTATTTTATAATCTTGTTTGGTAAAGAACTCCATACAATCAAAATAGATTAGTAATTCTAAATCTGCGTCTGTTAAATCATTATTCCTACAAGCCCATCTACGTATTATCCTATAATGTTTTAATAAACCTATATCTCTAATATCTGAAGGTTCTAAACGGCTCATAATACAACGACAACATCGTCTAATCTTATAACATAGTAAGTTTCTTTACCAGGTTCAATTTTATGACCATTATGTCTATCATAAAATATACTATCACCTTCTTTAACACCTACTACTTCATCTCCAACACTAATAACTTTAGCCTCTATATATCTAATATCTTCCCTGTGGCTTTCAGCTAATAGAAGTCCTCCTTTTGTTTCTGTAGTACCTTCTTTTACTTTCTCTATAATTAATCTTTTACCAACTGCTTTCATTATGCGCGGAGGTTATTAATTACACAATCAGTTGATAATATAGTTGTTGCCACAGACGCTGCATTTCTTAATGCACTTTTAGTAACAAGCAATGGATCTATTATGCCAGCTTCAATCATATTAACAGTTTTACCTGTTACTACATTTAAACCGTACCCTACTTTTGATATTGCTTCTAAAGGCGCATTATCTATACCTGCATTATCTAATATTGTTCTGAATGGTGCTCTAATAGAATCTAGCAATATTTCTTCACCAAGTGAGAAGGTATCTATGTTGTGAGAGGCGTTTAATAAAGCAATCCCTCCTCCTGGCACAATACCTTCTTTAATCGCCGCCTTGGTTGCACAAATAGCATCTTCAATT